TGAAAAAGAATATGAGTCAAGAGAAGGGTTTAATACGTGGTCAATAGCTCTTCAAGACACTTTAAGATTATTAGTGAAGGATGAAGATTTACCAAGAGAAAATCAACTGAAATTAGAAAAATATTTCAATTCATTTCCTAATGTTAGTGATGAAGTTAGAATTTTAACTTTTAATTATACTAGAATTTTTTCAAAATTATTAAAAAACTCAACTTCTCAATTTTATAGTTCTTATAGACAGAGTAATCAAATAGTGACAGTCACAGATCCTATTCATGCTCATGGAACATTAGAAAAAAATATTATTATGGGAGTAAATGATTCAACACAAATATCAGAACGTTTTTCTTCAGATGAGTGCTCAGATTTAATCAAAAAAAACCTTTTAGAAGATTCTCGAGAAGATATGTTGAATATTAATTCGAGTATTATTAATGAGTCAGACTTAATTGTTATATATGGAATGTCTATTGGTGAGACAGATAAGTTACTTTGGAATATTGTTGGAGAAGTTTCTGTTAATAAAAACATACCTATGATAATCTATCATTATACAAATGATATTGATAAAGCAATAATTAGAGAACAAAAAAGACTTATAAGAGCTTTAATAGGTGATTTTATTTCAAAATCTGGGGTAGCAGAGGAAAAGAAGACTATTCTTAGGGATAATTTACATATTATTTTAGGTACTGCAGACGGTGTGTTTAAGTTGCAGAAGGGTTAGAATAATTGAGAAGTATTATTACCATTTCCCCTTGATTTATCAAGGGGATGGTGATACACTAGTAAAGTAACTAATGCCTCCTTAGCTCAGTTGGTAGAGCAGTAGACTCTTAATCTATGGGTCACAGGTTCGAGCCCTGTAGGGGGCATTCAAAATGCTTATTTATAGGCTTTTCTAAAGGTTTTGTTCCGTGGATGTTCCGTGGGATAAAATCTTTATTATTTTTTCATTGTCTGATACTTCTAATTCTTTAATGACGTGGGCATACGTCTGCATGGTTACTGTGGGATTAGCATGACCTAATCTTTTGCTTACTGAAACGACTTGTACACCTTGCGATAGTAAGATGCTTGCGTGTGTATGTCTTAAACTATGAAATCTTATTTTTCTCTCGATTTTCGCTTTTCTAAGCGTATTATCGAGAGTTTTTTTTACTCCGTTGTTAGTGATGTCATGAAACACTCTTTCCGTATCTTTTGGAAGCTGGAATAATAATGACATTACTTCACTTGGAATAATAATAGTTCGTTTTGCATTTTTAGTTTTTCCATCCGTAAAATCTCTAGTGTGTAATGAATCGAACCCTTTTTCGATTTTTACAGTATTAGTTTCCGTATCTAAATTATCCCAGGTCAACCCCAAACACTCTCCAAAACGCATTCCACTCACCATTGCCAAAAGGATAATATAGCGTGATTGATATCTAGGATTGATACCTTCTATTAGCGCTGAATACAGTCTTTGATATTCTTCAAAAGATAAAAATTTACTTTCTTCAGTAAATGCTCTTTCGTCATTCCCTTTAATTTTAACGAATTCGCATGGATTATACATAAGAACTCTGGTTTGAACGGCGTGCTTGATAGCGCCACTTGTATAAGTGTGATATTTAGCCACAGATTCAGTCGATAGCCTTCCAGCTAATTGATTAATATATGCTTGATAGCTATCATGGGTGATATCTTTTAGCATGACGTTAAAATTCTTTCTTACATATCTAATGATCATATCTATACGCTTAGAGACGCCTAACGATACAGTACCATCTTTATACAAAGCCTTCCAATTCTCCATATAATCAGCAAGTGGCATTCTTTCCTTTGCAAAGTCCTTTCCTTGCAGCATTTCATTTTCACGCAGTACGGATGCGTCCTTTGCTTCAGCTTTGGTTTTGAAGCCACTCTTGGATACAGCCTTTTGTTTACCATTGTCATAGTAATATACTTTGTAGGCCCAAGTTTTTCCACGCTTATAAATGCTTGCCATAGTTTACCAACCTTTCTGTTTGTGGTAAAATAGGGCATATTAAAGAGCCCTATTTTAGGGTGATTTTTGAACTGCACCACACTGAATCCGCCAAGATTAAGAGTGTGGTGTTTTATTTTAAGATAATAAACACTACTTCAACCCTAAAAGTTTAAAAATATCAAATGAAGTTTTACGATATACTTTGTTATATAACGATTTTTTAGGATTTCTAAACAATCCAATACCTTTCTTCCCATATCCTGGAATAACAGCCTTTTTGATTTGTCTCTTCCATTTTGAAGTTGTGCGAGCTTTAATCATTTTTTTCAAACTAGGTGTTCTTAAACCAAATTTCATTAATAACACTCCCTTTTTTAGTCGATTGATATTCCATAAGGACTTTTATTGAAATCCTATTTTTTCTCTTTTTTTAAGCCATTATATTCTATAGTTACTTCTGCTCTATATTTTTCATTATAGTAGTATAATCTTAAGCTGACTATTGGATGAATCATCCTTCTAACCTTACGTGCATCGCATGAAGGAATGTATCCAATCTTTAAATTATAAGCGTATACTGCTACAGCGTTGGAATCATGTGGATTGTTATTTTCAAATACCACTTTAATCATTTCTTGTTCAGAAATAATAGTATTGTTTTTCCCACCAGATTTTTTATAAGCATATTCTAATTCTAATTGTGAATAATCAAAACTTGCTAATTGTTCAATATACATTTCAGTTTTAGGTTTTAACCAATTAAACATAATACAGCCCCTTTTAACAATACTTTCTCATTTCTTCTTTGATTCCAAACGTTGCTTTTAACATATCAAAAGTTTCTGGAACATCTTCATACTTTTCTTGATAGAAGAGTAGCATCAATTCTGTAGCAAATCTATCTGCTTCATTCTCTAGTTTTCCTTTTCCATTGTATGCAGCAGTGTAGAATCCATCTAACCCATAATGATCTAATGCATGTTTCAATTCATGAGCCATCACTAGATATCTCAAATTACAATCACGAATATTATCATTAATCCAAATCATAGGTTTATCCATTGGAGTTGATAACATTAGGCCTTTCAAATCGCTAGGTAACGACACAAATTTCACGTCAATATTTTCATATTCAGCGATTATAAACGGATTAGCCGTATTGTGACGATTAACTAACTCAGTTACTTCCAATTAATTACCACCTTTATTTTGTTGAATTTTCTCCCATAACATCGCTTTAATCATGCCTTCTAATTGTAATTTATCTTCTTCAGACAACTCAATCCCATTGTAAGACATAATTACGCTATTACGTTTTAATGCTTGGTCAAAGACAATCACATCTTCATTAGTAGCCCATTTAGGGATATCTGAACGACCAAGTAGATAATCTGTAGATACATCAAAATATTCTGCAACCTTTTGAACTTTATCTACACCGGGATATGTTTTATCCCAATGGCGAATGCTTCCTTGACTAAAATCAAGTTTTCTTTCCAATTCAGCAACTGTCATTTTACGTTGAGACACTAACTCTTTAACGTTTTCCAACAGCGACATATCAATCACTCCTAAAATTTACAAAATAAAAATAGAAAATTTTACATTTATGTGTTGACAAATGGAAAATATTGCATTATTATTATCTTGTAAGCTGATTAAACGAACAAAACAAAAGAAAAGCAGATAAATCAAATAGTCCGGCAAGACTGATATAAAGCTATTCGTTTGTATTGTTTATTTTGTACGCTTACATAATAGAATATATTACATTAAATGTCAATAAAAATGTAATAAATCAATAGAAAATTTTTCAGGAGGTGCATGATGAACGAAGAGCAAAAAGCGTTGAAAAAAGAAATTCTCAAAGCCTTAATTGATAGAGAGTGGACTACTACTGATTTAGCTAACGAAATGGGGATTTCAAGGATGTATTTAAACGACTTGTTGAACTTCAGACGCGGAACTGTCGCACGTATGGAACAAATCAAAGAAATCTTAGGGTTGGAATAGGAGGTCAGAGGATGGAAAAAGAAGAAATGAAAATGAATGTCAAAGCATTATCGGATATCACAAAAATCGTCGTAGAAACAGACGAACAAGACCCTAAAACAATTGCAGTCATCACGGCAAAAGATATTGACAGTGCAGAAGGTTTTAGAGTCAGAATTACCCCTAAATATGATTAGTTAGGAGATGAAATAAATGCACCATTATATGACATTTTACGAAGAAGATGGAATCAAGTATGCAGAAGCTTGGTTACAAATTAATTTGCTAAGTTGGTGTTTTTGCTTCTGGAAAATTAAAAAGGCCATCTCTTAAGAGACGACCCAATAAAATTATTTTTTGACCCATTTGTTCCCAGGTTTTTGAGTAGGAGGAAGACGGTCTCCTTTATCAATATGAACAACACGAGGTCGATTTACAGCACCGCCTTTAGGGCCAACTTCTTGATATGTACCTTTTGGCTGGTTATCTGTACCAGGTTTAATTGGTTTAGACATATAAACACCCCCTTTCCTAAATATGATTATAAATCTGAAAGCGGGTTACAACAATATGAAAAATTAAGAAAGGAGTTTAAACCATGGAAAAAGCAACAATTGATTATTACGAGCCAATATTTCTTGAAGTCGTAAAAAGAAATCCAGAGAAATTTGTTGATTTAATAAAGCCATTTATTGATTCAAGAAGTAGACAGAGATGGATAACAACTGAAGAATTGTGTGCTGAAATTGGAACAAGTTCCAGCGCGTGGCTCAAAAGCGATGTGAGGAATCATCCTGTAGTCGTTGCTGCTAGACGAGTTGATACAAGGCCATATAAATATAAAGCTGATCATATTGAAGCCATACAGAAAGTGTGGGATGAACGGAAGGAAAGAAGAAGATGAGCAGAGTGGAAATATCAAGAACTAGGAAGCTAAAAAGAAAAGCTTTCTGGAAAGAGTTCAATAAGAACTTCATTAAGAAATACTTTAAATTCTTAGGACTTTCAGCATTAGCAATCGTTGGAATAATTGCATTTATGCACTTGTGGGTAGGTGCAGCAAACCAAAATTACAACCGTTTAGAATACATTAGAAAGAATGATCCATTTTATGTTAAGTCTAATTGAAAATATGTTTGATAGTACAGAATTCGATGTGATGAAAAACACTGAATTAGTAGGAACTATTAAAGTTGTGAATGGTAAATACCATCTTGTAGTTACAAACGGAATATATAAAAGCAGCAGCACACATCACAGTCTAGAGGATGCTTATGAGACTGCATTGGAGCTGCTGGAAAAATAAAAATGACGACTTAAAAAAGTCGCCATTCATAAAATAACTAACTAAATTATAGCATAAATTAGGGAAAAAGCAATGAGCAGACTATTAATAGATGAGCCACCTCTTCAAGTACTGCCATCACTTGCTAGAGAGATTGGTTTAAACGAGGCCATAATGCTTCAACAAATTCACTACTGGCTGATTAAGAGCAGCCATGAATTTGAAGGTGCTAAATGGTTCTATAAGACATTAGAAGATTGGCAAACTGAATTTCCATTCTGGTCAACAATGACAATCAGACGAACTTTAGGCAGTTTAGAAAAACAAAAAATCATTAAAATTGGAAATTTTAATAAAAAGAAATTTGACAAAACAAAATGGTTCACTATTGACTATCAACGAGTGAACAGACGATGTGTTCAATATGAACAGACGATGTGTTCAGATAGAACAGATGGATGTGTTCAATTTGAACAGACCTATACCAGAGAATACACAGAGACTACTACAGAGAATAATGTCACCGAGGAGAAACCGCTCAAGGTTGTATGGACTGAGGAGACTAAACACATCATTGATTATCTGAATAAGCGAACAGGTAAGAAGTACTCTGTTAAAACTAAAAAGACAGCACAGCTAATCCACAAGCTGCTAGATAACGGCTTCACAGTTGAAGACTTCGAGAGAGTGATTGACATCAAGTGTAAGCAATGGCTAAACAATGAGAAGATGAATCAATATCTCAGGCCAAGAACGCTATTCAGCGAGAAGTTCGAGGACTATTTAAACGAGGCACCAGCTAGAGTGAATCAGCAAGAAGCTTCTGGACAATCAGTAGCAGATAAGATGAGAGCTATATTCGGCTCAGAATGGCAGGCTTGATATGAATCACTATGAGCTAGAAAAATCAATCATAGCAGCATTGTTGAATGACTTTGACAAGGCACAATCAACGTATCTGCAAGCTGAGTGGTTTATGGATAACAATTTCAAAACGATCTTTAAAATCTTGAATAATAACGGCAGTCGTTTAGATGGATTGATGGAGCTGTTCGCTAAATTAAGAGCTGAATTAAAAGATAAGACTATCGGATATGAGTATCTGATGGCCCTGCAGCAAGCAAACGCGACTACAAGCGGATTGGACTATCTAGCTAATCAGCTACATCATGAGTATTTAAGAGCAAAGCTGGAGAAGGTAAAAGCAGAACATACAGAGTTCCCAACTAAGCAGCTCGAAGCTGAGATGTTAGAACTATTGAATGCAATCTCTAAGCTATCACGCAAAAAGAATGTTGGTGATTTAGCTGAAACATTCGAGCAATTCGAGTATGAGCTTGAGCATGATATTGAAGACGGCATTAAGACATTCAGCGGATTAGATGCTGCTCTAGGCGGAGGCATAGGCCCTGGAATGCTGATTACTGTCGGCGCTCGTCCTTCAGTCGGAAAGAGTGCCTGGACAATCAATCTAATTGATAGAGCATTAAGACGAAATGAAGGATTAAGAGTAGACTTGTTTAGTCTGGAGATGAGCAAAAAAGAAGTGTTTTCCAGATTCGTGGCCAAAATGACGACATTAAACACATACTACTTACGCAAGATGAATAAGATGCTTAAAGATAGTGATAAGGAGCTAGTGAGAGCTACTATCGAATACTTTAAGAAGAAAGACTTGAAAGTATATGACACAGTGTCTGAATTGAACCACATACTAGGAATTATCAAAGAACGAGCTGCAGGACAAGCACCAGGTAAATACTTGGCAGTCATTGATTATGTAGGACTTATAAAAGTTAACAATAATCGAGACAGAAGGCTGCAAATTGAGCAGATTACACGAGAATTAAAGAATTTGGCCAACGAGCAGCAAGTGCCTATCGTTATCCTATCGCAACTATCACGAGGAGTGGAGCAGCGCCAGGATAAGTCACCAGTACTAAGTGACTTGAGAGAATCTGGCTCTATTGAGCAAGATTCGAATGTAGTCGGATTCTTGAGCAATGAAGAAACAGAAGCAAATCATGAAGGCTATCAACGTGTGAAGTTCTCTATCAAGAAGAATCGTGAAGGTGATTTGATGGATTCTATTTTTAAATTCTATAAATCTCGAATGGACTTTGTGGAGGAATTCAAATGACACTGAATGCGATAGAGTTCGAAAAGATTATGAAGTCTGAAGGACTAAGGACTACAAGAGCTGTAATGGTTATGCTGCAGGAAGCTAAACAATGTCAGAAGAATATTAAGGCAATGAGCCTGTATAAACATCTTCCGTATGCAGCAGCATACATCGAGCAGCAGAAGGAACAGAAAGACAAGGCTATCTGGCAAGCATTGGAAGTGGCTCAATTAGAGAAGCTGTACGGCTTCCGTCTGATTGAAGACAGGAATAGTGTAATAATAGCCACTTATCAAACATCCGAACCACATAGCGACATTATGAAGAAAATCAGAAGCCATATCGAAATAATGGCAGAGTTGGAGAATGAGTATGGTATTTGTAATTAAAAATATGGATATGTACTTTAAGGAAATTAATGATTATAGCACTCTGAAGGGATACCTTGATAAAAAGCATCCAATGCACACAGCTGTATTTAAATTAGAGCAACGAGAAGCTATGACATTCAAGACTTATGGTGCTGCACAAAAATTCAAGAAGGAATATGGGATTCCTGGAAACATAATTGAAGTGGTTGCATCAACAAAACCATTCATAACGAACGAAAAAGATAAAAGTATAGGATGTAATAGATTAGATGCATTCTACGATTCAGCATTGAAGAAGACCAGGGAAGATATCGAAAAGATGATTGCTGATTCTGAGAACAATTTCAAGCATATGGCAAAGGATATATTAAGAGTTAGAACGACAACATTAATCCAGTTCTTACGTGATCCATATGAAATTGGTTGGAGTACTCGCAACAAAATCATGGACAGATTAGAAGATTATTTTGAAGGAGCTGGAATTAAATGAATTTAAATGACCCAATCAAAAAAAGACGAATTGAACGTGAAGAGCTAATCCGATTAGTTCAAAACTGGTTTGTAGAACGTGGTTTGGATACGCTGGACGGAAGTGGCCAGCTAACCAAACTACAGGAAGAAGTAGACGAATTAAAAGAAGCATATATCCATATCAACCGCGATGAAGAGATTGACGCGGTTGGAGATATTACTGTAGTGCTAATCGGATATTGCATGCAGCGCAAACTTGATTTTATGGAGTGCTTAGAAAGTGCTTATAACGAGATTAAGGACCGAAAAGGCAAAGTTATCAACGGTGTTTTTGTGAAAGAGGTGCAGTAATGGATTTTGGGGATTTTGTGAACGTGAGTAAAGACTTAGCTGAAAATGCGAAAATCAAAGAAGCAGTTAAACATCCAAAGCATTATCAAGGAATCCACGGATTAGAAGTATTCACTGTGTTGGACAACTTTATTCCAAAATACGAGAATTCGTTTGATGGATATATTGCAGGCAACATCTTGAAGTACGTTTTGAGAGCGCCGAGCAAGGGAAAAATGCTAGAGGATCTAAAAAAAGCAAAGGAACATTTGGACTTGTTAATTGAAAGGGTAGAGGATTAATCATGAAAACAAATCAATTATGGTTAATATTTTGGCAAATCATAACATACACGATTTTAATGCTAAACGTGTTTGGAATCAGCAGAATTCATATTGCATTTTCCATCGTAACCTTATTTGCTGGTGCAGTTGCAGGACATGAAAAAGAAAAAGAAATTAGAAGTCTAATCAAAATGGACGCTAAAGAATTCGAAAAGTATCTTAAAAATCATGAGGAGAACAAAAATGAAAGATAAAAAACAAGACGAAATATCATTGGAAGAATTAGTGAAAGCAGCAAATGCTATCCGTGATTTCTTTACTAAGTTAGGCGATGAACTATCAAAAGTATTAGCTAATATTAAAGTGTTCAAGGAAGATACATGGGAGATGAAATGTCCGTATGAGTTTGGGGATGAATATTGGAATATCATATGGGGAAAAGTAAGAAAGAATACTTGGGATTGTATTGATTGCGAACGAACTAGTTTTGAAGCTGGCGAAATTTTTCCAACCCAACAAGAAGCCGAATTAGAATTAAAACGCAGAAACTTACTGACACGATTTCGAGCGTTCAGAGACGAATGTAATGGGGATTGGAAGGCGGATTGGATGGATTATCTTGAGAATAAATTCTTAGTATGTATAGTTGGGTCGGAATTAGAAGTTAATTCAGTATATGCTGCAAATGATTTTGTTCTTTTTGGCTATTTCAAAAATCCGAAAGACGTCGAACGTGCTATTGAATTATTCGGGGATGAAATAAAAGAACTTTTTGTGGAGGGTGAGTAAATGAAAATAGTAACTATTGAATTTAGTGATAATGGTTATAAATTTAAAGGCCTAGAGAATATTGAGAGCCGTTCAGAAAGTATATGGGTGATGTTAGCTGCACGGCATTTAGAAGATAGAGCGTTAAGAAAAGGATATTTACCAGATTTAGAAAAAGGATTAGAAGAGCGGATTGATAAGAGTAAAGATAAAGTTCGACTTTTAACTGAAAAAGAACACGAAAATATAGGCGTTGGGGATTCAGTTCCACCAACCTATCTTACAATTGAGCTACCTAAAAATGTGCCATCAAATGTGAAGCCGATTGTTATTCTGCCAAATATGGAAGGTGAGAACGTGATAGTAAAAGTAACCCAGTATGGTTCTTTCTGTGGTTCCTTTGAATCGAAGTCTGACCTAAATAAATCTCAAATTATAAATTTGAATACTGGAGTGTGAGTAGATGAAAAATATCAACGAAATTGAAGATGATGTTTTAATTTTTGATGAACAAGGAGAATTCCAATTATACGGCTATGAGCTAAAACATGAATGGAACTCGTTAAGTGTAGATGAAAGAAGCGGTTTTCGAACTTCAAAAGAAAAAGTAAATAAATTTTCTGCTGAAACTGTTTTGGATTGGATATATGATTCTATGGAAGATGATGGGTACGAAGAAATGAGTATACATTTATGGGACGACACGACCGAAAAATTTAAACAAAGATTTCAGGAACTACTTGATGAAATTTCTGAATTTCCTAGTGCTAAAGTTTACGACATTGATGAGTCTATCAATCCATTTGTTGATTTTGAGGAGGAATAGCAATGGAAAACCTAATAGAACTTAAAAAGCAAAGAGCAGAATTGGATAGAAAGATTTATATGTTGGAATGTACGGAATGTCCATTGAAAGAGGGAGACGAATTTTGGTATGTTGATCAGTTTGGGAATATTGAACATCGTATTTTTGGAAATCACGAATGGATAAAGCAAGCTATGAGTCAAGGACACATCTTCTATTCTGAACAAGAAGCAAGGTTAGAATCAAAAAGAAGAGACCTGCTGAATCGAGTCAAAATATTTAGAGATAAATGTAATAATAATTGGAAGCCAAATTGGGAAGATTATAACGAAGAAAAACACTACATGTGTTATACCAAAGATAATTATTTGGCGTGCTACCATGATAAAGAAACAAATAATTTTCCACTTTTTGGATATTTCAAAAAATGGGTAGATGTATTTGATGCAATTGAACTTTTTAAAAATGAAATCGAAGCTTTATTCATTAATTGCGAGGTGTAGAAAGATGGAAGATGAAACAGCAGAACTACTAATATATATATTTGGATTAGCGTTAAGTTTAACTGTGTTATTAGTAATTATTAAATTAGCTGGAGTTCTAATCACTTGGTTTGTAGCCACGCTGCCATTACTGATATACGCAGCAATTATGTCAATTCTAATATTAATTGGTTCAATCGCAGGGATTGTGATGTCAATCCAGGAGAACATGAGAGGATAAAAAAATATTTACAGATAGGAGAAATAACAATGCACATTACTATGTTTTTAAAAAACGGACAAACATTAAGATTCGAAGACGTGACAAACTTAAAAAAAGAAGAGAAATTCTATTACATTATTACTTTTAATTATGTGAGTATGTCGGACGGTAAAAAGAAAAGAGCACTCTTTAGCACTAAAGACATGTTAGGTTTTTCAGTTGATAAGGAGGATTTCGATGTTAACAGTTTATGCTAAACCAAATTGCATCCAATGTGAGATGACTAAAATTTGGCTAGATCAAAATAAAATTCCATACGACACAGTGGATGTGATTGAAAATCCGGAAGCATTAGAAGAAATTAAATCACTTGGATTCAAAAGCATGCCAGTTGTTACATTAGATAAAAATTTTGATAATGCCTGGGCAGGTTACAACTTAGATAGATTACTAGAATTAAAGGAGCTTGGATAATGGAAAGAATGAGTCCAGAAGAACGAATGGTATTAAGACTAATTCCAGTAAGCGATACTCGACGAATTAACCGAGTGGATATTTCAAGTATTACTAAGCTATCGGAACGTAGAGTTAAGAAAGTAATTGATACGTTAGTTAATCGATACGGCATTGTGATCATCGGAGAACGAAACGGAAGAACTGGATATTACATTCCAGAAACAGACGAGGCACGTAAGGACGGAATTAAACCTATGAGGTCTCAAGCAATCAAAGAATTTAAACGAGTAAGTCGAATTCTTAAAGGCGATTTGAAAGAACACGAGAAATATTTGGAGGTAAGTAAATGATTAATAACGTTGTGTTAGTAGGCAGATTGACAAAAAGACCAGAACTAAAATTTACAACAAACGGTACTAAGTACACACAGTTCAGTGTAGCAGTGCAAAAGAAATTCAAAAACCAAAACGGTGAATACGAATCAGATTTTGTTAGTTGTTTAATGTGGTCTACTGCTGCAGAGAACTTTATTAAGTTCACAAACAAAGGTTCGTTAGTTGGAATCGAAGGACGAATCCAAACACGCAGCCATGAGAAAGACGGCATTAAAAAATACATCACAGAAGTAGTTGCTGAGAACTTCTCATTACTAGAACCAAAGAAAGTAACAGAGTCTAGAAACAATGCAGCTCAACCAATCGAAGAAAGTCCATTTAATGGAGTATCAGACGATGACTTGCCATTCTAATGAATCGAGGTGCAAGTATTTGGAAAGTATAGAATTATTTGATTATCCAGAACTTGATTATAAAGCTACAAAAAAAGCAGTAATGCAAGTGATAGCTAAGTATAAAAATTCATTAAATAAACTTTATTTAAAAAGTGAGCCACGAATTACTCCTCAGTACACAATTGTCCCACCTTCATTTTCAAATAGTTTTCACTCTTCTACAGAAGATGCAGCATTGTGGGCAGATACGATAGGAAAGAGGCATAAAGAATTTGTAGAACGTGTAAACGATGCTTTAAATATATTGCCAGCTACAAACAGAATTGTCATTTTCCGTTCTTTGATACAAGAGCAAAGCGATATTAAAATTGGATTGGAAATGAACTACAGTGAATTCAGAATTAGAGATTTTAGAGTAGAAGGGATAAAGTTACTATCTTATGCTTTAGGTGTAGATAAATATGAAAATTAAAAAATTGTATTTTATAATAAAAAAACGTTGTGTAGTAAAAAGGCTGAAAAAGTTTAAAATATGTACTGTGGTATCGTGTAGATACAAGGATAGAGATGCGGAAACATCTTTAAAAAGCCAGTCCTGAAAAAGGTGTATCCAAGTTAGCAGCATGGACGACTGCTAACAGTGCCGTATTGGATGTAGAGTGGTTCGACTCCACTCACGGTAATTCCCTAATAAACCAACAAAAACTGTCAAAGAGCGTGCTGCAATGTGCGCTCTTTAGTTTTTAAGAAAGGAAACAGTATGAACTTCGTAGAACCTATTCGCGATCCTGATGACATCCAGGCTATGAAAGATTATTTAAAAGAATGGAACGAACGTAATTACATGCTGTTCGTATTTGGAATTAATCTTGGATTAAGAATCAGTGACATTATCAAATTAAAAGCTAAGGATGTTCAAGGGCAGTATGTGAACATCAGAGAATTAAAGACAGGTAAGATTCTCAAAAGAAAGATGAACAAGTCTTTCAAGAAGGAAGTACAAGAGTACATCAAAGATATGAACCCACATGATTATCTATTCAAAAGCAGAAAAGGGAAGAATAAAGCAATCACTCGTGAAGCTGCTTACTACATTCTGAAAGCTGCAGCGGAAGATATCGGCATTGAGAACGTTGGAACGCACACAATGCGTAAAACTTTTGGATACCATCATTATAAGAACAATAAAGATGTAGCGATGTTAATGGTCCTATTTAACCACGCAAGTCCAGATATTACACTTCGATATATTGGGATTCAACAAGACCAACAAGATAAATCGATGGACGATTTCTACTTATAATGATGTTCAATTTAACATAATGAGAAAATGTAAATTCAAAAAAGGGAAGTAAAAAAAACATTGTTATATCAATGATTACGAGCGTTGCTCGAATTTAACACAATATAAGATATGATAAATTCAAAGATATTCAAAGAACAATTAAAAAACGTTGATATGACAATAAAAACAAATAAAAAATAAGGGAAATTAAAAAATACCCCCTACCCTAAAAACAAAAATACCCCCACTAAGGAGAAATAAAATGGCACGACCGGATAGAATTGGCCCCCACCGTGTTGCATTTGAGAAGAATAAGAAGAAGATATTTAAAACACAAAACGTGTGTGGGATTTGTGGAAAACCAGTTGACATGAAACTGAAACATCCGCATCCGATGTCCCCAGTTATAGACCATATCATACCTATTAACAAAGGCGGACATCCTAGCGACATTACAAACTTACAACTAGCACACTGGACATGCAACCGTCAAAAGTCAGATAAATTATTTAATAAAGCAAGCGCGCCAAAAACAGTTATTGGAAATAGAAATCTACCACAAACAGTAGATTGGCAAAATTACAAGTTCAGTGATTGATGGGGGTGGGGTGACCTACCCTTGATGCTTTGCGACCTTCACGCAGTCACTGTACATATTTTCTCGCGCCAAAAACACGAAAAGGAGAAAAAAATGGAACTAAAAGGAAAAGCATATCTGCAGAAGAAGCTAGATCTATATCGAAGCAGAGTATTAATGAGATATGACTACTATTCAATGCAAAAAGTTGACAATTCGGATGGGGTTACGATTCCAGCACAGATTAGAGATAAATACAAGACAGTACTTGGCTGGACTACAAAAGCAGTGGACAGCCTAGCCGATAGATTAGTGTTCAGAGAATTTGCAAACGACAATTTTAACGCTAATGAAATATTCCGATTTAACAATCCAGATATCTTCTTTGATTCAGCAATCCTATCCGCGTTGATTGGCTCATGTTGCTTCATCTATATTTCGAAGGATGAAGAAGGAATGCCACGCTTGCAAGTCATCGAGGCAAGCAATGCGACTGGTGTGCTAGATCCAATCACTAACCTATTAACAGAAGGCTATGCCGTGCTAAAACGAGGAGAAAACAACACTCCTACATTAGAGGCATATTTCACTCCAGAAGAAACGATCTTCTATCCAATCAATGAAGAGCCTTACTCGATTGAAAATCCTACTGGAATTCCATTACTGGTGCCAGTTATTCACAGACCAGACGCTTCTAGGCCGTTTGGACGTTCTCGTATCACTCGCTCTGGAATTGATTATCAGAAGACAGCACAGCGCACTATTGAGCGTTCAGAAGTAACTGCTGAATTCTATTCATTCCCTCAGAAGTACGTTCTTGGAGTTAGCCAGGATGCGCAGCCGATGGAAAGCTGGAAAGCGACTATCTCGAGCTTCATCATGTTTACTAAAGACGATGACAGAGATAAGCCTACTGTAGGGCAGTTCACTGCAGCAAGCATGACTCCATTTGTTGAGCAGCTCAAGATGGCTGCTGCTGGATTCGCTGGTGAAACTGGATTAACACTTGATGATTTAGGATTCGTGTCTGACAATCCGTCAAGCGTTGAAGCTATCAAGGCGAGCCATGAAAATTTAAGGCTTGCAGGAAAGGCTGCACAGCGCTCACTAGGCTCTGGACTTCTTAATGTAGCGTATGTGTCTGTATGCCTACGCGATGAAATACGTTACTTGAGAAAAGAATTCTCTAATACTGTACTTAAGTGGGAACCGTTGTTTGAAGCGGATGTGTCGGCACTATCTCTATTAGGTGATGCCGTTTCTAAATTTAATCAAGCAATGCCTAACTTCTTGACTCCAGATATTATCTACGATTTGAGCGGAATTAAAGGAAATATGGATGCTAAACCTGCACAAGAGGTAATAGAGCCAAAAACGTCAGTTAGTGATAATGGAGCTGATAAACAGAAAAATAGAATTATCTCAACTTATGAGATAACTTCACTGCTCAGTAATTACCAGAAAGGTGTACTTTCTAAGGAAAATGGAATCACGCTACTTACGTCAACAGGAATGAGCGAGGAAGAAGCAACAGAAATGTTGAATAAAACTAAAATTGAAGATAAAACTGCTGAATAATGATGTGTTAGCAATAAATGTGAAAGGAGCTGATATGAATGGATGATATTGTTCCAGATTTGCTTGAAAAAATTCAAAAAGATTTCTTTGCAGCTGCTGAGAATAATCCAGAATTAAAAAGATTGCTGCTTCTATTAACAAATGGCAAAGCTAACTTCATCGATGCGCATGAATTTGCCGTATCGCTCGGAAGCCTAATCTCAGAGGCTCTACAGCAGAACATTAGCAGTGCTGTTCTACCAGATGGAAAAATGTATTACAACATTGCAGAGCGTATCTTAAACGATGTACTAGGAACTAACCACAAGATGGTTAGTTCTTATGCTATGAGAGTGCAAGAAACGCTTAACAAAGAAGCTGGAATTGGATTGAAGTCGATTCAAGCGCCTATAAATCAAGCGAGAATAGACAGCTTAATCAATCGCATAGCTTATGAGAATACATTTGATGATGTTTCATGGATTCTAGCCGAACCAGTAGTGAATTTTAGCAAAAATGTAGTAGATAAGCATATTCAAATTAATGCTGACTTTCATTACAATGCTGGACTGCAGCCGAAAATCATCCGCAGCACGGATGGTAACTGTTGCGAATGGTGCGACAGAATAGCGGGTGTGTATCACTATCCTGGTGTGAGTAGAGATGTGTTCAGACGGCACGATAGATGTACATGCACTATTGATTATCATCCAGGCGATGGCAAGAAGCAGAATGCCTGGTCTAAGAAGTGGAGTAATGAGGTTAATACGCGTGCTGCATTTAATAAGCAGCGTGAGAGTGATGTGGCAGATAATCTAGCATCCGAAGACAGAAGAGAATATCAAGCCATGGTTAAGAAGCTTGGGCGAGCAGCAATGAATAACATCTCATTACAAGATTTTGTAAATCAAAAAAATCAAAAGAGCGCAGCATATCTTGAATTAAAAGACAAAGCTGCTAAAAAGGCTGGAAAATAGAAAGGATGATTGAGTGGCTAGGAAGAAATATGGGAATCAAATTCCTACACAAGCTGTCCTCTTGCCATTTGTCAAAAAGCGTTCTCTAGCTAAAGAAGCCATTGAGATATACGAGAAGACAGGACTGTCATGTTATACATGGCAACAAAAGCTTCTGGAGCCTGTTATGGCTTTAGATAAAAAAGGCTTGTGGGTTCATCAAAAATTCGGATATTCAATCCCACGACGAAACGGAAAGTCTGAGATTCTCTACATAGTTGAATTGTGGGCGCTGCATAAAGGATTGAACATCCTGCATACGGCACACAGAATCAGCACATCTCATTCATCTTTTGAAAAGGTGAAAAAATACCTTGAAAAAATGGGTTATAAGGATGGAGAAGACTTCAACTCTATCAGAGCTAAAGGTCAAGAACGTATTGAGCTGTACTCTACTGAAGGAGTAATCCAGTTCAGAACGAGAACATCGAACGGTGGTCTCGGTGAGGGGTTTGATATCTTAATTATTGATGAAGCGCAAGAGTACACCACAGAGCAAGAATCAGCTCTGAAATATACAGTCACAGATAGTGATAATCCTATTACTATTCTATGTGGAACACCTCCAACACCAGTCTCCAGTGGAACTGTTTTCTCTAAATTTAGGGAAGCATGCCTGTTTGGTAGAGCTAAGTATTCTGGATGGGCGGAGTGGTCAGTTCCAGAAGAGAAGGATATTACAGATAAAGAAGAATGGTATAAAACGAATCCATCTTTAGGATATCACTTGACAGAACGAAAAATCGAAGCAGAGCTTGGTGAGGATAAGCTGGATCTAAACATCCAGCGGCTTGGCTATTGGCCTAAATATAACCAGAAATCAGCTATCTCAGAGACAGAATGGGAAGAGTTGAGAATTGAAGAAATGCCTAAATTTAAAGGGCAGCTATTCGCTGGGATTAAGTATGGTCAAGATGGTACGAACGTTTCATTAAGTATCTCTGTTAAGACAGATTATGGAGATATATTCGTTGAGGCTGTTGATTGCCAATCTGTTCGAAATGGTAATGACTGGATTGTGTCATTTATTAAAAAAGCAAACGTTGCTCAAGTTGTTATCGATGGCGCTTCTGGACAAAAGGTGCTATATGACGAATTAAGAGAGTATGGGATAAAAAATGTCGTGCTGCCAACGGTTAAAGAGATAATCGTAGCTAATGCTCTATGGGAGCAAGGCATTTACCAAAAAACAATTTGCCACTCTGGGCAACCTTCGCTGTCAAAGGTTGTAACAAACTGCGACAAGCGAAATATTGGCTCGAATGGTGGCTTCGGATATCGTTCACACTTTGATGATATGGATATCAGCTTAATGGACAGTGCGCTATTGGCACACTGGGCATGCGCTACGGCTAAGCCTAAGCGCGTTCAAAAAATCAGTTATTAAACTAAAAGCGGCTATTTTTATAGCGGCTTTTTTTAATAAAAAAATTACTGCACTCACAGGTTAAAGAGGGAAAGGAGACATTATATGTCTGAAAACACAACATTTACACAAGAAGAGCTTAACAAGATTGTTAGTGAACGAATTAAACGCGCACAAGCAAAAACTGAAGAGCTTGAAAATCGTGTGAAGGAATTGGAAGAAGAAAGAGCTGGATTGCTTTCAACAATCGAGGCAAATAATCAGCTGCTCATCGAGAAAGATGGCCTTATTAGCGCTAAAGAGGCAGAATTCGCGGAGCTGCAGAAAGTCTCAGACGGATACAAGGCATCACAGCTTAAGACTCAAATTGCTGTTCGTAATGGATTACCTTACGACTTAGCCGAACGACTTCAAGGAAGCGATGAAGAGAGCTTGCAAGCCGATGCAGAACGATTATCTGCATTTGTTAAACAAAAACAAGTAATCGCGCCAATGAAATCGAATGAGCCAGAAGTTGATTCAAGAACAGCAGCAGTGCGACAAGTACTGCGACAATTAAACCAATAAAACAAAAGAAAAGAGGAAATAAATATGGCAGAAAAAACAGCATTAGAAGCAGGAACATTATATCCACCGCAATTAGTAAAAGAATTATTTTCAAAAGTAAAAGGGAAATCAGCATTAGCTAAAGTTTCAAAACAAGATCCAGTTCCTCAAGAAGGAAAAGAATACTTTGTATTTAACCTAGATGGAAATGCACAAATCGTTGGCGAAGGCGAGCAAGTAAAAGCTGGTAAAGCAGATATTGCGCCTAAAGTAGTTCGCCCTTATGAAATCATGTATCAAGCTCGCGTATCAGATAAATTCTTAACAATGAGTGAAGATAAACAAATTAATTTCTTAGAAGCATTTAATGAAGGATTTGCTAAAAAACTTGCAGAAGCGATTGATATCGCAGCTATCCATGGTTTAGAGCCTAAATCAATGACGGATGGAACATTCAAAGCTACTAACTCATTTGATGGCCAAGTAACTACTAACGTTGTAACTTATGCAGAAGGTTCTATTGAAGGTAATATCGATGCTGCAGCGAACACAATCACAGCAACTGGAGGAGTAGTTAACGGAATCATCTTCTCTGCTCAAGCGACAAGTGCTATGGCAAAAGTTAAAGAAAATGGTGTAACTCAATATCCAGAATTCAAATTTGGACAATGCCCAGAAGTATTCGCTACCATGGCTGCTGATTCAACAAAAAACATGATCCCAACAGGCAGCAACACTGCTAAGAAAGACCATGTTCTCATTGGAGATTTTGCAAATAGCTTCAAATGGGGTTATTCTGACGCAATCTCATTAGAAGTAATTCAATTTGGTGATCCAGACGGCGCTGGACGTGACTTAAAAGCTCATAATGAAGTGTGCTTACGTACAAAAGCAAGCATTGGATGGGGCATCTTAGATGAAACAGCCTTCGCACGCGTTGAAGAAGCGTAGGGCAGCGATATGAAATATATCAATAAAGATAATGGTGTCATCATTGAGTCAGACAGCACTCTGTCTGGCTCATGGGAGCCATTAGAAGAGCCAAAGAAGAAAACAACTAAAACGAAAGAAGCAAAGGATGATGAGTAATGGCTTCATTTGCTACTTTAGACGATTTACAGAAGATGTGGAGAAATCTGCAGCCTACTGAAAGAGAACGAGCAGAAGCGCTTCTTGACACAGTATCAGACATGCTGCGTGAAGAGGCTTATCAATACGGCAAAGACTTAGATAATATGATTCTAGAGCGTGAAAGCTTTAGGAACGTTGTTAAGTCCGTGACTGTTGATGTAGTATCTCGCGCTCTAATGACATCTACGAATCAAGAGCCGATGACTCAATTCGCACAGAGTGCAATGGGCTACTCTGTTAGCGGTTCATATCTAATTCCAGGAGGCGGCATCTACATTAAGGAGTCAGAAAAGAAACGATTGAAACTAACAACTCAAAGATTTGGAGTGATTGAGCCTTATGGAAATTAAAGGAATTACAGTCACTCTATATCAAAATGTCAAGACTGGCAGCGATGGATTTGGAGCGGACATCTTCGAAGAGCAGGCTGCTCAAGTAGAGGATGTCCTTGTTGCTCCTGCTAGTGCTGATGATGTTATTAATTCAGTGCAGCTCGAAGGAAAGAAAGCAGTGTACCTGCTTGGTATTCCTAAAGGAGACACTCACGAATGGGAAGATAAGACTATTGAGTTCTTTGGTAAGAAGTTCCGTTCATTTGGCCCTATCCAGGAAGGGATTGAGGAGCTAGTTCCTACCCGTTGGCATAAGAAGGTGATGGTGGAAAGATATGAGTGATTTCAAGTTTAAACTGAACAGTAAAGGTGTTCGAGATATGCTGCGCTCACAAGAGGTGCAAGCAATGCTAAGAGAACGCGCTGAAGCAATTAAAGGGAGAGCTGGAGATGGATATGAAGTATCTACTTTCACAGGGAAAACTCGTGCCAATGCGAGTGTTAAAGCTACCACCGTAAAGGCAATCAAGGACACAAAAAAGAATAATACTCTATTAAAGGCGGTGAGATGATGATTCTTGAAGTAATCCGTAATTTCTTAGCTACTAGGCTTGATTGCAAAATAGTCATGGAACGCGCAGCTAAGATGCCAGATAAGTTCGTATTAATCGAACAAACTGGAGGCGGGAAAAGAGAGCATCTCAAGTCTTCAACTATTGCATTTCAGAGTTATGATTCAAGTCTGTACAAGGCTGCACAGTTGAATGAAGCGGTTAAGGCGGCAGTTGAGATGTTAGTCGAACTAGATGATGTATCTAGTGTATCACTTAATAGCGACTACATATACACAGATACGGAAAGTAAAAAATATAGATATCAAGCAGTATTTGATATCAAACATTATTAATTGAAGGAGAATTGTGATGGCAGAAAATAAAAACGATGTAACCAAAGTCACGACAGCAAAGCCTAAAGTCGGCGGTGCCGTGTTTGTGGCGCCATTAAAAACAGCATTACCAGAAGATGCAAAATCTGAATTAGATGCAGCATTCAAAAATCTTGGATATATTTCAGACGATGGAATTAAGAATGAAAACACAGCATCTACTCAAGACATCAAAGCATGGGGCGGTGCTGTTGTTAATTCGTCTCAAAAAGACAAGACGGATAAATTCAAAATGACATTTATCGAGGCTTTAAACATTGATGTTCTTAAATTCATTTATGGTAAGTCAAATGTCGAAGGATCTCTTGAAACAGGTATCAAAATTAAAGTAGGTTCAGATGAAGCTGAAGAGCAAGCAATGGTTATCGATTCTGTGTTAAAAGGTGGCTACTTGAAACGAGTTGTCATTCCTATTGCTAAATTGACTGAGATGGGTGAAATTGAATACTCAGACTCTAACACACACGGTTATGAAAGTACTGTATCTGCATTCCCAGATACTGATGGATTCACTCACTACGAATATATTTCAAAGAAGGGGTAATTAAATGATTACAGGAACAACAGAAGCAGGATTCAATTACAGTCTATCTAAAGAATTGCTTGAGAGTTACGATTTTTTAGATGCACTTTCAAAAGTCGAAAAAAGTGTGTTATATCTTCCAGATTTGGTAGAGCTACTCTTTAAGGATGAGGCTAAAGCATTCATTGATAGCATGCGCAATGAGCATGGACTAGTCTCAAAAGATGATGTAGTTACTACTATCAAGGCACTTTTCGAAAATGAAGAATTAAAAAAATCTTAATCCTCGCTAAAATGATAGCGACTGATGAAGACGCGCTTATCTGTGATCTTGCTGAAACATATCAAATATACGATTACAGACGGCTGCCATTAAAAATGGTGGCCGTTTTTTCTTTTGGTCTGAGAGAAAATTCCAGAATCAAAATGAAGATGAATGATATCGAAGTTCCGTTTGAGACTATGCTGCTCGCTGGAATACAGGACAAATTAAACGTGTTGATATGGCAGCAGACAAAAGATGGCATGATCGGTCGCAACTATCCTAAGTCAATGGTTGCTACATTGATAGGCTCTCAAGAAAAAGCGAAAACTAGCGACTTAATTGGATTTGAATCAAGCGAGGACTTCTTAAAAGAAAGAGAGAAATTGTTAAGAAAGGAGGATGAATAATGGCAACAGAATTAGGGGCTGCTTATGTTCAAATTATCCCATCAGCGCAAGGAATTAAGGGCATGATTCAAAAAGCAATGGGACCAGAAGCAGCAAGCTCTGGAGAACAATCAGGAACCAGCTTCATGAGCGGATTTAAGGGTGCGGCATTGAAAGCCGCTGCAGCACTTGGAATTGGTGCGGCTATTAAGAGTGGTATATCTGCTGCACTAAATGAAGGAGCTGCCTTGCAACAATCATTAGGTGGTATTGAAACACTATTTAAAGGTAGTGCGGATATCGTTAAAGGCTACGCAAAAGAAGCATACAGAAGTACTGGATTATCTGCTAACGCATATATGGAAAACGTTACAGGATTTAGTGCAAGTTTGCTTCAATCGTTAGGTGGAGATACTGCGAAAGCTGCAGAAGTGGCCAACATGGCGATGATTGACATGGCCGATAACTCAAATAAAATGGGTACTTCAATGGAAAGCATCCAGACGGCTTATCAAGGATTTGCTAAACAGAACTATACAATGCTTGATAACCTAAAGTTAGGGTATGGCGGTACAAAAGAAGAAATGCAGCGCTTATTAAAAGACGCAGAGAAGCTCACTGGAACTAAATACGACATCAACAATCTGAATGATGTGTATCAAGCTATCCATGCGATTCAAGAGAATCTCGATATTACAGGAACTACTGCAAAAGAAGCCTCAACGACTTTTACTGGTTCATTTAACGCGATGAAGGCTGCAGCACATAACTTGCTCGGCAACTTGGCACTTGGAGAGGATGTAGGGCCATCTCTAAGAGCATTAGTAGATACTGCGAAGACATTCCTTGTAGACAACTTCTTGCCAATGCTCTGGAATATCGTTAAAGGTGTGCCAGACATTCTAAAATCAGCTTTTGACTTGGCCAAAGAAGCTATAGGAGAGAACTTGGGTTCAATCATGGACTCAGTGCCAGGCTTGCTACAAATGGGGCAAGATATGATCATGGGTATTTACAACAGCGCTCTAGCAGCAATCCCAGAACTGTTGAACATTGCAAGTGATATCGTTAATGGACTTGTTGAAGCATTTATGCAGAACGGACCATCAATCTTACAAGCTGGTATAGACTTTGTGTTCCAATTAATTGATGGATTAGTTCAAGCAGCTCCAGGCATTTTACAAGCTGGAATTGACTTAGTTTCATCGCTGCTACAAACAATCTACAGCAACGCGCCTCAATTTATTAATTCTGGATTTGAAGTTATTCGTAACTTAATCAGTGGAATCATCCAGAGAATTCCAGACATTGTGAACACAGGAATCAATATGATTACTAATCTAGTTACTACAATCTGGAACAACTTGCCTCAAATCTTGAACGCTGGTGTGCAAATTATATCTAGTTTAATCAAAGGTATAGCCCAAATGATTCCAGAAGTACTTGGCAAGATAGTGAATATGGGTGGCGAGATTGTTTCAAACTTGAGCCATATTGATTTGTGGTCAGCAGGTAGTGCTATCATCAACGGATTCTTAAACGGTATAAAATCAGCGTTCGAGGGCGTTAAGAACTTTGTTGGGGGCATTGCTAACTGGATTGCTGAACACAAAGGCCCAATCAGCTATGACAGACGATTATTAATCCCACACGGAAATGCAATCATGGACAGCTTACAAGAAGGTTTACAGCTCGGCTTCCGAGGTGTTAAGACTACTGTTCAAGCTATCGCAGAAGGTATTAACGATGTAGTAGACAAGTATCTTGATAATCAAGTGTTCAATGATGTCGAAATCGGCAGCAGTGTGGCTGTATCTGGTGGAATTCAGTTATCTAAGCAGCAAGCTGCTCAAATGAGCGCATGGAAGCCAGAAAAAGTCAAAGACGATGCAGAAACAGATATCAAAGTAGTAGAACTCCACACTACTGTAGAGCTAGATGGGAAGAAAGTAGGAAAACAAATTACACCTTATGTAACAGACGAGCAAGCAAAAAACAATAGAAGAGAGAATAGAAAGAGAGGTGAGCGCTAATGTTTAGCTTCAAAGTTAATGGCCAAGAGCTTGGCGATTTATTAATAATTAATAATATTGATTTTGGATTCAGTCCAAGCATTAGCACCACTTCTAATAAGTATGTTCTTGCTGATGGTGAGCGTTTTATTCGTAGACGATTCGGAAAAAGAGTGATTAAAGTCAAATTCACTCTTTTAGGTGATCGCATTGAGAAGAGCAAGATTGCTCTTCAACGTGCGCTGCTAGTTCCTGGATTGAGCCGCTTTGAGTTTGGCTATCAGCCAGACGTGTATTATGAGGGCATCGTGGCTGGAACTACTGACTACAATCTGATTACATTCAGATACTCAGAAGGCTCGTTTGAAATCCACTGTTTTAACCCTTTTGCAATCTCGAAAACGGAGAAGGCTGCAAAAAGGGAATCGAACAAGCTCATATTCAACAATGAAGGAACGGCCCCTGTTTATCCTATCTACAAATTCACTGCAGAAAAGTCGTATAAGATGATATCTTTCACCCACCCAAGTGGAAAGGTAGTGCAGTACGGTTATGAGAATGGAGCAGCTGTCATTAACACTAATGACTTAGTTGTGTTTGATAGCGCTGAAAATAAGCTTACAATCAACGGTGAGCGCAAGTACATCAATGCAGCAAGTCAAGTGTTCTCTATCCACCCTGGAATTACAGAAATCGCCATTATTGGCGATGAAAATAAGATTCCAGTCGTAGATGCCACATTTAAGGAGCGTTGGATATGATAACAATTACTAATAGACGATACGAAACACTCTGCCCGCTCAGCTTTGACTTTGCTGGGGGGGTGATTACGTGT